ACCATTCTTTAAAAGAAAAACAATCTCAAATGCATACACCTCATCTCTAAGATAACCTCTTAGATTTGTAGCATTAAGAGCATCTGAATAGTTTTCTGTAGCTGGAATTTTATAAGTTTCCCATTGAAGAGTAATTTGACTTGCAATACTTTGATAGTTAATTCTATCTATAGAGGTAAGCTGATCCCATACAAGTATGTCTTGAACAGCTGTAAGATCTTGAGCAATTTCATAATATGGATATTTTTCAAATATATCATTAATAGTTAGTCTTATTTGTGTTACATTCTGACCAGTGTATGTGATATTTCTACTAGCTTGATCAATGAAATATGTACCTGCTAATTCTACAGAAGAGATAGCATTAACAGTTTTAATTACAGCTAAATTAAAATATTGCCATTGTCCTGTAACATCTAAGTTATTGACACTCACTATAATAGACCTACCCACTTGATAATTAAATTCAAGTGTAGTGATACGTGTATTAGCAATAGGAGTGGGATTAGTAACAGAATAATATGATGTATATGGATTACCAGCTGCATCACAATATTGTATAGCAAATTGATATGTACCAGCAGTGAGATCTCCTCCAGTGGCAATATCTGTAATAGCTAATTCAGGAATACTAAAATTAGGTTGCATCTTGAGTTGATTGCAATCAATCTCATTCAAATAAGATGGATTACAAAGAGTAGCTCCAGGAGCTATTACATATGGAATGTTATTAAGATCTAAATATCTTCTAGGATTAAGTCCATCAGTCCAGTAGATTTCTGTTGTACAATTAGTAATTTTATGTACAGCCTTATGTATAGGATAATCTATATTAAATGCTAAACAAGGAGCATCTATATAAATACGGTAGATACAATCATTATTATCCATATATCCAATTTGAGATCCTCCTGTTCCAGGATTCACTAAAAAGAATATATGTTTATTTTGTTCAGCAATAAAATGCTGACCTATCAAATGATAATTTGTAGGAAAGAGTAGGCAAAATTCATTCCCTGGCTCATTCTGATAATTAACAGAGTTTGAGTCAAAGTTTTCAACAGCAGCATTTAATGCATACGTGAGTTTACCTTTAGGAATCTGATTAACAGTTTGATCTAAATTTAAACCTGTAGTAGCATTATTATATTCTGGTATAACATTGCCAGCTTGATTATTATCTTCTCCAGCCATATCTATTAGTTCTGTTTGGTAATTCGTACATGTTCAATCTATTCAAATCCTGTGTAATTCTTCTTTGCTTAGCATACACATCTTGCTTCTTAATCTCAATGTCTGCCATAATAAAGGCTTCTTCTGAAAGTTGTTTGTAATAAACTAGCTTCTGTTGAATCTGTTGAAATGTTTCATCATTCACCTGATTAGATAAAGTTTCAAACATTTTATATTTAATAAATGCTTCTATGTATTCTCTTACACGAAAATTATCAGGAATCATTTGATTACCTGCTCCATCATATTCATTAACATAAAATATAATTTGAACTACACCTCTTTGAAAGTTTGTAACAAATTTATTATCTCTGATGTCAAATGAATCAGCAGCAGAAGATCCTGGAGATGATGAATTATTAGCAACACCATTGTATCCATAAGCTTCTGGATTATTGTTATAATCTAAAGAACAATTTCTTCTAGCAGAGATGTTTCCTGGCTTAAGTAGATATGATTGTCTATAAGATCTTGCCACTTGATTATTTGTCTTATACACAGCTTGTATAAGATCAGGCATACATTCAGGACATCCTGTTGTGCATTCAAGATTAGTACAAGCCTGTCCTCCAGATATAACAGGAGAAACTTGTATTGTTGTTTGGGATGCAGCTTGAGAATAAAATGAATTTGCTGATTGATATGGATATTGAGGAATTTCTGCACACATCCATGCTTCTCTCATAGCAAAGAAGTTATCTGGAAGTCTAGCCTCATAACCCTCTATATAAAGAATTTGTTCAGCTATAACATATGAACTTCTACCTAACTTCCTAAGACACTTGTCTGCATAAGTTGGGAACATTAGATCATCTATTGCTCCAGTATCAAAATAGCTTTTTAATTCTTCCTTTACGGTTGAATAAACTATTTCAGGAGTTGTAAAATTGTATTTGTAGTAGTATGACATTTATATATTATTTTCGCCATTCAGAATAAATATGTTGATATTTTTCATCAGTGTTAATGTAATGTGCCAAGAGTCTTGATGTGGTACGAGAGGGTTTAAAATACCAAAACTCTAAATGCTTTATTCTTGCACGTTCTTTGAACCAAACCCATCCAAAGAAATAACCTTCAGTGTGGTAGTTAAAATTGTATATCACTTTACCTTTTGCTTTAGTCTTTTGCCAATCAATAGGAAGATTAATGAATTCTTTTCCATTATTTGTTTTCATCTTCTTTCTCTTCTTCTTATTGATTGAGAATTCTCCAAAACCAAAAGGGAGCCTTGCTCTCTCTCCAGTTTCTAATATATAATTTTTGAAAGACTCATTGAAAGAATAAACGATATTCTTCCACTCATCAAATGTAATTTTAATTGATGGATGCTTTTTGCAGAAATTTTTGTAGTTTTCTTTACTGGAACTTCTCCAGTCAGTTTTTACTCTCATTACTGTTTACTTACTTGATCATCTTTATTATCAGATGTTTTATCATCATTGATTCTAAAATATGTAGCAAGAAGCTTTTGTGATGTGAGAGCTAACACCTGGTTTTGCAAATATCCAGGTAGAGCATATTCTTTGTCAAGAGGATTTTTACAAAAGTCTTCAAGATTGGGTTCATATCCACCACAACCACATTCAGGATACATTATTTCATTAGGAACATCTTCTTCAAATAAAGCAGAAATTCTTATTGCTTTTAATAAAGGATTGTTAATATATAGATAATCATTCTGAATCCAATAGTATTCTTCATTCTTAATGATGGGAAGTTTTATTAGATTTACATATCTATTGATTGTAATTTCTTTTAATTTCTTACCAACACCACTTAGTGCATTTATTGAATAAACTCCTTGTATGATATATTGGTAGTTTCCTTCAGCTATACGTGGAAGTTTAAATCTACTCCTTCCAATTGAGCAGGGATCTACATATTCACAACATTCAGAAATAGAAACTTCCACCATCTCTAAACAAGGAATGGTGGTAAACAATGTATCAGTAGCCCAAAGCTTTCTGAGATTTGTTTCTCTCTTAACTAATAGTAAAGTGTTATTTCTAATCTCAGATGCCACTGCTCTATCAGTGATGAGGTTATCTGTTGATAACAATTTGTGCATTGAACGCACATCTGAAACTACTTTTCTTAATGTTGCCATTATAAATATTGTTTGAATATATTTGTCATTCCATCAAATTCATCTATCAGGAATGCTGTAACTTCTGCTTTGGACATTGTGTGACCATTTTTATCATCCCAAAGACTTTTAGCATTTGAGAAGGAAGGAATTTGATAAAACTTAATTCCATTAAAATCATGACTCACTTCATGATGTTTATCTCCAGTGAATATGTAAAAGTTGGAATGATCACTCCAAGAATCTTTATATTCCATTGGAAACAATGCTGCAAGTTTAGCTGGTTTAATTGCATCTCCATGATTAAACATTAATGCTGATTCACCATAACTTACGTATTTTCTATATTTAGGAGAACCATCAAATGTAACTCTAGGTTCATTTCTAAAATATGTTTGTAACCAACTAACTAAATGCCATCCTACATATTCGTCATGATTTCCAGCTACATATATAATTTCTACATCATTTGAGTATTGTAGCAACAGTGATGTCATTAACACCTCATGTTCACAGATTAATTTAAATGAATCCTGATATGAACATATGTTCTGTTGAGGAGTTCCTTTGGTGGTCATATTTGTCCACTCACTGTTAAACTCATCAGAACCAATTATATATTTAATTTGAGAAAGGTTATTAGACATATTAGCTTGTGCTAATATAACTTCCACCTTATACATAATACTTGCAAATCGATCTATGATGTCATTATTTCCATCTATATCATACTTGTTTAAATGGCTGTCTTGTTTGTTGATAATAATACAACCATTTCGTTTTGCTGGAGTATATTTCACCTCAACCATTTCTGGAGAAACTGGTTCATATGTAGATAGGAATTCTACAAATGCATCCTGAAACACTTCTTCTGTTTTCTTCTTACCTAACCAAGCTTTAACTTGCCAATGAGGTGTTTCACCATTACCCCAATAGTTCTGGACATATTTAGTTATTTCCCATTTAGATGTATCAATGTTACATTTTTCAATCAATTCATCAAGACTCTTAATTTCATTCTTGGAATTGATAACAACTTCTCCTGTTCCCTTTATAAGATCTTCTTCATATTTCAATATCTGTTCCTCTAATTCATTAATGTAAACCCCAACCTCAGCTTCATCTTGTACAGTTTCTCTATTTCTTAATTCATTTAATAGTTCATCAACCTCGTTTTCTGTAATTCCAAGCTTTTCAGCATAGAACTTTTTACTTTTTTTCCAACCTAAAAGTCTTTCAAGTTGTTGTAACAGTTGTTGATTTTCTGACATACTTAGTTTAGTTTAGTTAAATTAGTCCAAAGATACGTATTAATTTTTATATTTACCAAATTAATTTAACTTATTTAGTTATATAGTTTAATCAAGTTGATTAGAAACAAAAACTCCCAGAGTAGAAACTCCAGGAGATAAACCCTGTAAAACCAATAAAACAGAGTTTTTTATTATTTATAAAGTCTCACAAATATTAAGTCCAATTATTCTATAAGTGTTTCCACCTACCACTATGTCTTGTGGGTTACTAATAATAGAAATACCTTCCACTGTCAAAGATGTAAATTTTCTACTTTGCCAGTCGTTATGTGGGTTACCACTTATACTTGTAAATGCATAATAAGTAGGTCCTGGGTTTACAGTGAGTGCAGCAAAGGTACCTGTATCTGATGTTACTGAACATGCTGTATCAGTGTATCCTTGAACAGTACCACTAGCAGTTAAACTATCAAGTAGAGCTCCATAAGTTACAGTCATGTATGTTTCATAATCACCACCAACATGCTGTGTAGTAAATGTCATTGTTGCAATATAAGGTGGTGCTGTAGTAGTAGATGTAGTTGTACTAGTGGTAGGTTCTACCAAATTTATATCTACATAGTTTGTACATGTAGCATTAGATTTAACTCTTATAATTGTAGTGCTATTTGGAACTAAATATGATGTATATCCAGCCTGAAGACTAGTTTTAAGCACACCTGTTTCAAAAGCTGCTGTATATCCATCTACGTTTGAATATAAATCAAAGTTTCCTGTATCTGCTCCAGCAGTAGTTAGTGTTATTATAACTGTTAACATATTATTTATTTATTTGGTTTATTAAACACTGGTTGTGGTAGTGGTTGTAGTAGGAGTGGATGCACACTGATCTACTAATGCACAAAAAGCAACTTGTAAGGCTGGGTTAGTAGCAAGACCTGTTAAAAATGTATTTATCAAAACATCACTGCTAAGAGCTACATCTATTTTTTGTAATGCTACAGTGAGAGAGTCGTTAGTGTTAATTCCTGTACTTGGTAAGTTTGGTCCTGAATATATAACAATATCAGAATTAACTGGACAAGTTAAAGGTTCACCACAACATCCTCTTGGATAAAATGCGTAAACCTCTGGACCATAACAAGGCATTCCTGGTAAACAAGACATAGAGTTAATTTAAAAGTTAAGGAGTTGGAATGTACATGATGTAATAACAAGCCAAAGCAGGTTGAGCATTACTATGTGCAAGTCCACCACCAAAAGATGAAGCAGTACTAGTAGCAGTTAATGTTACAGGATCTGTAATTGCATTAACTGGTCCAAGATTACCATAATCATTATCTCCACTCCAACCAACACCAGGATTCTGTCCTGTAATATATCCATGAGCATGAGGATTTGGAGATATAGTTGTTACTACATTATGCGTATGTGCAGGAATTTGTGTACCACTTAATGTAATAGAATTTGAACCATATGTATTTCCTACAGCATAGTTATAATTAAATAATGGATCAGATGCAGGATTAACAGCAGGGTCTGGTGTATTTCCAGGAACTAATTGTATAGCACCTACAGGAACACGTCCTCTTTTATCAGGAGTTCCATTTAAGCCATTACATAAATAGATATCTTGAAAACCAAGTAGTGGGTTACCAACACCTGTTGCATTAAAATAAGAAAGACTTCCGTAATATTCCACAGCTGTGTATGGAATCATTCTTGTATAATATTGTGTACTAGTAGCTGTGCTATTAATATAAGCTTGAATTAATGCATCAAGATCTGAAAGTTTTACATAATTTGTGTCAACATCTAAAGCAAGAGCTGCAAGACTAGCATCTACTTCACAAAGCTTTGTAATTACAGCTTGAAGAATATCATGTGTACCAGAAGAAGCAGTTACACCTGTAAGACAATCAACTGTATAGTCACCATTCAAAATAGCAAGTTCTGCAACAACTGCATCAACTTGTTCCTGAAGATCACAAGCAGACTTAACTAAAGCTTCAAATAGATTAACAGTAGTGATATCACCACAATCTGGCAGATAGCTACTAACTAGAGTACAATAAGTTTCTGGAGGAAGAGTGATGACAATACCTGTTCCATCTAATGTAGAGGTGAGAAAGGTAATCAATGCTTGTTCAACATATGATAGAGAGTCACCAGTTTTAATTCCTAGAACAGGAACATCAAGTCCTGTATACCTTACACATTGATCTGAGACAATCTCAGTACATCCATTATAACAATTTGAACAAGACATATTTATAGTTTATTTATTAATTAAAAGTTTTACTTTACTTGCTATCATCTTTACTGTGTAATGATAAGCATAATCTGGGTTACAATACTTGTATGTTAATATTCTTTTGTAGTTCAGTAAATCACCAATCACTACATCAGGAATAGGTCTGTTTAATATGAATACAATATTGTTATATGCATCATTAGCAAGAATTGATAATTTGCAATCAATGTCTGCAAGAAGTGCAGGTATACTAGAACATTCTATACAATTCGTAAGCCTTGGTGATAACATCATCTTTAAATCTTTTTATTTGATTAGCAGCATAATTACATGCTGAACACATTCCATTTACTAGTTGACATCCACAGCCAACTTTAACTCCACATGCTGTACAATTTGCCATATTAATATAAGTTATTATTTACATAGTTATTACCTGTGCAATAACAGTTATTCTTTATAAAATTATTCAACATGTTATTTGCCTGAGTGTACAACTTATTTGATGTATCTACAGCACAAGTATTAGCAGCAGCAATAGATCCTTGTATGAAATAGTAGATGCTGTTAAGATTAACTTTTTGTTGTTTCCTAATAGCAAGATCACATTCCATCATATCTAATTTCATAAATGCATTATCAAACTTTTCTTGAATAACTTCAGTACGCATAATTGTTCTCTCTACATAGTTTACATATGCAGGAGTAACAGAATATCTTAAATAATATACACCATCTGGTAGAGGTAATAAAGAATCACCTACTGCTGTAAGTCCTAAAGATGCAGAATTAAAAATATTAAAATCATTAATGTTGAAAGGAAGAGAAACCACTTCAAAACCTGGAACAGTTATTTCAATAGTTGGAGATGTTACAGCAGGAACAAGTGGATAGGTAGATGCATCAGCAATGCCCAATGTTAAAGTGTTATAAGTAGGGACTACTAATATTTCTAATTTAAGATCTGCCATATTTTTTAAAATAATAATGCCAGAGGAATTTGAGTTTCCTCTCACCCTCTGGCATAGGTTATATGATATTAATTACCTTTCTTCTTATGGAATCAAAGTAGTTGTTGTTGAAGTAGAAGGCCAAACAGTAGTTGTAGTACTAGTAGTTGAAGTGATTGGAGCACTTTCATCAACTGGAGTACCTAAAGCAACTGATAACAAACTTCCAATTGCACCACTCAAAGCTTGAGGAGCAGCAATGATAACCATTGAATCTTCATATATATAATCTCCCCACTGATAAGCAGACTTATCATATGTGTTGAATTTAATATAATAAGTATCATAAGTGGTACCATCGGTAACCCAGCTTTCAAAGTTTTCGTTGTAACCAACCATTCTGTAAAGATGCTTCAAATAACCAGCTTGGTAGCTATAGAAGTTCTTTTCTAATTGTTGAATTTCAGCAGAAGTACCAGCAACATAAGAAGCACGTTGTGTGATAACAGGGTTAGCGATAATATTGCAATTATCAGCAACAATGAAATCAGCAGTGGTTGCAGGTCCAGGATAGATGAATGTACGGAAGTACATACGATCATATTCCCAAGGGAATGCAGCAACATCACAAGGTTGACCATACTTAGTCAAAGGTTTACCAGAGATAACTAATTTAGCACTTTGATCATTACCAATACGTTGGAATTGATAGAAAGTACTAAAAGAAATGTTGTCTGGGTTGTTACCTGGAGCTTGTAATTCTAATTGATAAATCAAACGATCAATCAACTCAGGAACATCAACATCAGCACAAGGATCACCACCACATGCAAGGCAAGGTGCATTCACAGTTACTGAACGAGTGAAACCATTGAAATACAAGGTGTCAATGTAACTAGAATGAGCACGCAAGGTTAAAGTAACAACAGTACCAGCAGTAACATTAAAGTCAATAACTTCAGTTACTTGGTTAGAAGCCACAGGAGAACCTGTAACAGTGTACCATTCAGTTACATTATCAGCAGAAATCTTATCAGATCTTTTGCTTCCTTGTAAGTAAGTATTTGTTCTACCTTGAGCCAAGTAGAAATAAGGAACAGTTGCTATATTACCAGCATTGGCAACAGCATAGGTGTTAGTGAAAACACCAAATTGACCAGCGGTCAAATTCTGAGTAGAACCAGAGCTAGGGAGTGTGTTTCCTACTGGAACTACGAAGAGGGTAGTTAATGAAAAATCAGCCATTTTATTTTAATTTAATTGTTTACTCGTTTGTTTGTATTCTGTATTGTGCAGACTGTACAGCAGGAGCATTCTCTGTATACATTGCAAGATTTTGTACTGTAAGGTCTAGAAGTTCATCTTCCAGATATAATTCTAATTCACAGTCTTCATCAAATGATGGTTCACCATCTAACATTATATATCCTACTTTATTTATATATTTAGGATATCTCATATAACTTATACATATTTGAGTTGGTGTAAATGTACCATCTGTAAATATGCTTATCTCATCTGAAGAAATAAAGTTAAATGTTTCTTGATATTCAAATGATGGTTTATAATGATCATTTGTTAATATCTGAGAAAGATCACCATGTTTTGCTAAATCTCTGTTAATCCAAATCTTTCTGTCTTTACATCTTCCTTTATTAGCCAATACATAACTATCTATATAGAACATGTATTTAGGAATAAGCTGATGTATATTTGCTTTCCACTGATGTAGCTCTGCATTTAATACAGTTAAATCAAGAGGTTGGTTATTGTATGTAATTACAAGACTTTGAAGATCTTCATAACGCTTTTTAAAAGCATCAAGTCCTAATCCTGAAATTGTATTTTGACCATCAACCTTTTGTTTTATCAGCTTTATCTGAGCTTCATTTAAAGCTAAAATTTTATCTTCTAAAGGAATTTGCTGATGTTCGTTTGTTGATAGTTTATTTAATTTCTGATCGATCTTATATAATAAACTATCTACTGGTATCATATCGAAGCGAGTTTCTTTGTTTTAAGTTTTCCTTCTAATGTGAGCAACTCATCTTGGTTATCATCATCAGCAAGGAATTTAATCAATGCATCTTCGTCAACAGCTATTTCATAATCACCCTCATAAATTCTACCATTAGGTTTTACTCTATATACAGAATGAGTGACA